AGCTCTTACAGTGTCCGCTACACCTATCAGGACGAGCACGGCAAGAGCTGCGACAAATGGGAGAGCTTTCCCACCAAGGAGGAGGCGGTGAAACGCCAGAAACAGATCGAGCATGAGCTGGCGACCGGCAATTTCCTGATCCCGTCCACCGTGACGGTGGCGGAGTTCCTGATGGATTGGCTGCCCAAGCAGTGCAGCAAGCACAAGTGGGCACCCAAGACCTACCAATCCAATCTGGCCCTCATCCAGAACCTCATCATCCCCTATATCGGGGAGATGCAGATGCAGAAGCTGCGGCCCTACCACATCGAAGCCCTGTACGACACCCTGAGCAAGACCCCTTGCGGACAGTATGTGGGCGGCAAGCGGCGAGACCTCTCGCCCAAGCAGCAAAAGCGCACCCTCTCCGGCACCACCCTCCATGAAGTCCACCAGTTGCTGCACAATTCCTTTCTGCTGGCGGTGGAGTGGGGCATCCTCATCAAAAGCCCCGTCCCGGTGGAAGCACCCAAAAAGACCACCCAAGAGCGCAGCATCTGGGAGGTGGAGGAGATGCGGGCAGCGCTGGACAGCATGGAGGACCCCATCCTGCATCTGGCGGTGCACCTGACGCTGGTGGGTGCACTGCGAGAAGGGGAGGTGGCAGGTCTGACCCCGGAGGACATCGACTTTGATGCCGCCAGCGGCATGGGCACCTTCACCGTCAATCGTTCCATGCAGCGGGTGCAGAAGGACACGCTGGCACAGGTGGACAAGGGCTGCATCCTCCGCATCTTCCCGGACAAGCTGGAGGGCAGCAAGACCTCCCTCATCCTGAAAGACACCAAGACCGAAGCCTCCTGCCGCACCATCTTCATGACCGCCGCCCTGCGGGAGGAGCTGAAGCAGTGGCTGGAACGGCTGAAGCGGGAAGAAGCCCTCGACCCGGAGCGATACCGCAACAGCGGGATGCTGCTGCGACTGCCCAACGGTCTGGCGGTGGAGCCGGTGCTCATCCGCAAAAAGTTCCTGAAATGGCAGGACGCACACCCGGAGTTCCCGCGCATCGTCTTTCATGGGCTGCGTCACTCCAGTGCCACCTACCAGTTGATGATCTCCGGCGGTGACATCAAGGCGGTGCAGGGGACTACCGGTCACGCCAGTGCGGATATGCTGGTGAACACCTACGCCCATATCCAGCAGTCCTCCCGTGTGGAGCTGGGCAAGAAGTTTGAAAGCGGCTTCTATGCCAAGCCCGACACCTCCAGCCCGCAGGCTGTACCCGCCGCAGGCGAACCCACCATCTCCATGACGGCTCTTTTGGAATTGCTCAAGGATGCCGACCCGGAAATGAAGGCAAAACTCCGCCTGGCACTGCTCACCTGATGCAAAAAAGGGCACTGATTGCAATGCAATACAGCGCCCTACATCATCGGACATGGAAAACACCGACCGTGCAAAAACCGTGCAGAAACCGTGCAGACTCTGCCAAAAAAACAAAAAAGCCATGAAATCTTTCGATTTCACGGCATTTTCTGGTGCGATGGAAGGGACTCGAACCCCCGGCCTACTGATTCGTAGAGGGCCTTTATACGGTTTTCTATGTTTCTGGTTGTCGCTATTTATATAGATTCATCGTTGTTTTTATTTCTATGCGTGCACATTCGTTTCTCTTTGTTTCTGTAAAACAAGGCACTTTTAAGGCACTTTCCAGAGGGCATATAATCCTATAAAACGGACACTATGAAGAAGGCAAAAAAGTTGATGGCTCACGAGGGCGGCAGAAACGTCCCTGTGAGCCATCTTTTGTTATGCGTGGGACTTTTCCTTGATACGGCTGAAAACGTCCGTCAGTGCGTCCGCTGCCGCCGCATCGCTAGAGCGGATGAACCCGGCGTAAATATCCGTGGTGGTGCTGGTCTTTGCGTGGCCCAAACGGCCCGAAACTGTTGTGACAGGCACGTGGGCCGCTATCAGCAAGCTGGCATTGGTGTGGCGCAGGCTGTGGAAGTGAACCGCCGGGAGATCATGGGCGGCCAGAAAGCCCGGAAACCAGCTTGTAACCGCGTTGGGGTCGAGCGGCTGACCGTTCCAGCGAGTGAACAGCAGGTCGTTATCCACTGTCTTGCCGTTCTCGATCTCCACCCGGCGCATCCACTCAGAGCCGACCTTGAACCGTTCGGCCTTCTGGTGCTGGCGGTACTCCCGCAGCAGCTGCACACACTCCGGGCCTATCTTAATGCATCGCCGGGAGCGTTTTGTCTTGGGTGCTGTGAACACCGTGCCGCGCCCGGCGATGTTCTGCACCGTCCTGTTGATGGAGATCACACCCGCGTCAAGGTCAATGTCCGACCAGCGCAGGGCGCATATCTCGCCCCGGCGGGCACCTGTGAGCAAGGCCAGCTGTGTGATAACGCTGTACTGTGCTGGCGCGTCCTGCAGGGCTTCCAGCAGCTTTGCAACGTCCTCTTCCTGCAATGCTTCCACTTCGATTTCTGCCGCTTTGGGGGCTTCTGTGCGCCGACAGGGGTTTTCATCGATCAGCTGCCACTTGACTGCCTTTTCAAACACACTGGACAAGAAGCGGTGATAGTGCAGCTGCGTGTTGCCGCCCAGCTTACCACCCGCCCTGACCTTCTCGGTGAATGCTTTGGACAGGGGCAGCCCGGCGGCATCGGCCACCTTCTCGGCGGTCTTGCGGCTGACAGGCTTGCCGCTACACAGCCCCCGCATGGTTTCCTCGCCCACCTCGGCGGTTTCCCGGATCCTTGCCCGCTGACCTTTCGGCAGCAGCTTCAGCAGCGCAGCCGTTGCCGTATAGGTGGAATCTTGACGCACTCCGCCCTCTGACAAGTTCGCATAGAACGCCATGAGGTGCGCCGGGCGTATCTGGTTGACCTTCATGTGACCCAAAGCCGCCGACACACGCGGCACCAGCTTCCTGTACTCGGTGGCCGTCTTTGGCTTCAGCTGGCGGTCTGCGTACTCGGTGAACCATCGCTCTATCAGGTCATCCAGCTTCATGGACGCATCCAGCGAAATGCCGCTGTGCACTTCCTGTTCAAAGGCACCTGCCTGACGCTGCAGTTCCTTTTCCAGCTTCTTCCCGGTCAAGCCCGGCGGTGGAGTGAAGGTGCGGTTTACCAGCACCTGACGGCCCTGCCGATCATAACCGTTGGAGACCCGGATGCAGTAGGAGCAGGTGCCATCTTTCTTTGTGCGCTTTATGATTTTCGCCATACTGTTTTCCTCGCATCAGCATTTCTGCTTTACAGATTTTCTATATCCACCTCAACAGACAGTTCTTTCAGTTTTTCATGCTTCAGATGCTTCATATAGTCTTCGACCGCTCTTGATGCTCTGAACAGGCAAAGTTCCATATCTGATGAATCAGCACCTCTTAAATCCAATTCCGCCTCCCCTTTCAACAGTTCCTCTGCTTCATGCACCTGTTCTTCAGTTGCTTTCAAGTAAAGATAAATGCTATTTACAATTTGGTGCAAACAGCTTTCATCTGAAAGCATATCAGACAATATTTTCTTTTGACTTCTATCGTAACACTCAAACATTTCCGAATCTTTGAGCGCCAAAATCGCATTTTCCGTCAGTCCCGTATAATCAGCAACCGCCCTTAAATCTGTGTCTACCGTTTGGGCTTCCGTCAAACCCAACAGGTAATCCGCTGATACACCAAAATACTTGGCAAGCTTCGCAATAGAATCCCCTCGTGGGGTCTTATTTCCGTTTTGCCAATCTGACAGGACACCAAGCGACACATCCAAATCCTTTGCCACAGCCCGAAGATTCTGTCCTGTTTCTTTCTTTCTCTTTTCAATGATTTCTCTTAGTCTGTTTCCAAAATCTTCGTTTATATTTCGCTTTTCCTCTACTGCCACAGCTATTCGCCTCCGTTTGTTCCGTTTTAGAGAACTTTATTGACTTTTGTTCTCCAAAAGTTTATAATTACATCAACGAGAACAGCAACAAGGCTTGTTCACCCAAAATTATATCTTGTTGACGTTCTATTGTCAACGTCAACGAGAAGAAAGGTTGATATTATGTTAAAACAGGCGCAGTCAAACAAAGACATCCGGGAGGCCGCTGCATCGGCTGGCGTTTTTCTCTGGCAGGTTGCCGAGGCTATCGGTGTGACCGATGGAACTTTTTCCAGAAAACTCCGCCGGGAGCTTCCCGATGATGATAAGGCCGCAATCCTCCAAATCATTCAGCAGCTTAGTTCTTCGGCCAAGTCATAATCACTTTCATTCATTGTATTGATGAATCAATTTCATTAATATTTATTGATGTGCAAAATCAGCAGCATTTATCCATAAATCAGGTGGGCATCCCTCTGTAAATCTATTGTAAAACAAGGTAATCCGTTGCAAAGCGTGACACTGGATATCACCAGATGACACCAGATGGATTTTGACGCAAAGGACTTCATTTCAACAATGGTTCATGGCATCAATTTTCAATCAGAATTTGGCGGTATTGCATTATTTTTCGATTTGTGCTTTACTGCTGACACGGCATCAAGAATCAACTTTCAAGTAACACCAAGGAGGTGCATCGAATGGGAGATTTAATCCGATACCCGGTCATGAAAACCGTAAAGGACGCTGCCGCCATCTACGGTCTACCGCCGACCTATATTCGGACCCTCTGCCGGACAGGCAAGATCAGGTACGTTGTGGCCGGTCACCGCTGGCTCGTGAATATGAACAGCTTGGCCCAGTATTTTGAGCGAGGTGACCCCATCCCGGCGGAACAGGGTGAAGCTGTGGGCGGTATCCGCCGGGTGGCCGGGAGGTAAGGACATGGCACAAAGCATCTTTTTCAGCCATGCAGCCGAACAGGAAGGGGTGATACGCTATCTCTGCCTATCTGACCAAAGACACCGAACGCCCGCCATTTCTTCTTTACCCCTCTTTTCTGCTTGACATGAGCGGGGATCTGAATCTGACAGATTCGCTCGTCTATTCAGCACTCTACAGCCGAACTACTCTTTCAGAGAAAAACGGTTGGATAGATGAAGATGGCCGCATCTACATCTTCTACTCCATCGAAAATCTGTCTGAGGATCTCCGCAAGGGGCAGACCGTCATAAAAGCAGCTTTGCGGAAATTGACAGCAGCAGGGTTGATTGAGACCAAGCGGAACTTTGGTGCTCCAAATACCATCTATGTGAAGCTGCCGAATGGTCGGAATACCGACCCACAGTCAGTCGGAATACCGACCCATGAACAGTCGGAAAAGCGACCCATGAACAGTCGGAATTCCGACCAACCATCAGTCGGAATTCCGACTACTAACTATAAGAGTAGAACTATAAGAGTTAACAATAAAGAGAGAACAAAGCCCGCTCGTCAAAAATATGGCTCTTACGGCAATGTTTTCTTGACCGCCGAGGAGTACCAAAAACTCCGCAAGGACATCCCGAATATTGACAGCCTCATTGAGCAGTTATCCACCTACATGGAATCAAAAGGAAAACGTTACAAGAACCATGCAGCCACTCTGCGCAACTGGGCTGCACGAGATAAAAGCCGACAGAAACCGCCTCGCAGTGGCGGCCTACCTGATTACAGCTACAAGGACGGTGAAAGTTTATGAGAACTGAAACAGCAATCAACGCGCTGATCCAGCGCAGCGGTGGAACACCACAGCCGGAAGACTACTTCGGCGCAGATGGTCTGCTGTACTGCGGAAAGTGTAACACTCCAAAGCAAGCCTTTTTTGAGGGGCACAAGCGAGTGCCGATTCTGGGAGACCGCCACCCGGTAGAATGTCAATGCCGCCGGGTGGAACGAGAGAAGCAGGAAGCAATCATCAACGAGCAGAAGCACCTCGGTCTGGTTCACCGCCTGAAATCGGATGGATTCTCTGATACTGAAATGTGCAACTGGACATTTGCGAACGATAACGGCCGCAACCCGCAGATGAAGCACGCCCACCGATACGTTGACAAGTGGGCAGAAGTACGTACCAAAAACATTGGCTTGCTTCTCTGGGGTGGTGTTGGCACGGGCAAGAGCTTCTTTGCCGGGTGCATTGCGAACGCTCTGATGGAGCAAGAGGTTTCCGTCCGAATGACCAACTTTGCCAGCATCTTGAACGACCTGAGCAACAGCTTTTCTGGTCGGAACGATATGGTGGACAGGCTGTGCAGCTATCCGCTGCTCATTATTGACGACTTCGGCATCGAGCGCGGCACTGAGTATGCGCTGGAGCAGGTCTATAACATCATTGACGCTCGCTACCGCAGCAAAAAGCCGCTGATCGTCACCACGAACCTGACCTTAACGGACTTAAAGAATCCACAGGACGTGGCTCACGCCCGCATTTATGACCGATTGCGGTTCATGTGCAGCCCCATCTGTTTTGCGGGTGAGAACCTACGGCAGCAAGCAGCAGCACAAAAAACGGCCAATATGCGCGCTCTGATGAAGTCGACCACCTGACAGAAAACGAAGATCGCCACGAAAAAAAAACAGGAGGCACAGATGAATACCAACATTCATGTCAATGTGAACGAGATCCCGCCAGAGGTCGCAGAGCGAATCGGCTGCGTGTTTCTCGGATTCCACAAGCGTTTCCAGCAAAGCCCGGAACTCATGGCCGAGTTGGAGGCATACCGAGCCGCACGCCATCCGAGCCATAAAGGCAGCGAGAGTGAGGCTACCCCATGAACAATCCAAATTCCGGCACACCGCAGCAGCCCGGCAACGCCCCGCCGCAGGGTATCACACAAGAGTATGTTGCACAGTTGGTCGTTGCCTTTATGCAGCTGTACGCTTGTATCCTCGCTCTGCCCGGCGGGTATGAGGCTCTGCAAGCCGCCCAAGAGATCATCACATCGGACGCAAAACGGCCAGCAAACAGCATCGTCTTTCCGTTCCGGCAAACAAAGGGCAGACCATAGGGCAAAATAAAAGGCCGCCATGCAAGCAGCGAACTCGCAAGGCAGCCAAGCGGGAGCGATTGACAGACCACATCCCGCAGCCATTCTATCACACCCGGCAGCCCATCTCAAGCCCGGCACCCACTCAAGGTACTGTGAACGGGTACCCTAGTTCATAGCGGGCTCGTCGACCCCGGCTTGCAGCTACACAGCAAAAAATTTTTTCGGTCATTTCGTTACCGCTTTTTTCTCAAAAATCATCATATCATCAAGCAAAACGAAAAGAGGATGCAGCAATGAGCAACAATGTTCACATCCACCTCGATGAGATTTCACCAGAGGACACTGCCAGACTTGCACGAGGCTGCAAACGGTTATATCTCAAGATCATGGCTATGCCGGATGGCGAGGCCAAGCTGGACGCAGCATGGGTCGCCTACCAGCAGAGAAAGGAAAGGGGTGAGCCCCAAAAGGATTCCGACCGCACTCCATGATAGAACTATGCCCCTCACCGTTCTTGCCGCGGTGAGGGGCATAATTGCACCCGCCGGGTGCAGCACAATCGAATATGGCAAGAGAAAGGGATTTTATGGCTCGAAAAGAATGGGAGTTACTGTTCAACCTGTCCGCCAAACAGAACAGCAACTTCTCCAGCACCTTCAAGGCTGCACAGTCCGCTCTTGTGGAAACACAGAACAGAATCCAGCAGCTGAACAAGGTACAGTCCGACATAACCGCGTACCAGAAGCAGCAACAGGCCGTTGACTCCACCAAGCAGCGGCTGGCCGTCTTGCAGCAGCAGTACGATAACATCCAGAAAGAGATTCAGGAGACCGAGGGCTACTCCTCCGCGCTGGAAAACAAGCTGCTTTCCAAACAGGCGCAGATCGACAAGACCACGACCTCCCTGCACACCTATGAGCAGCGTCTGGCTGCCACCGGGAACACCCTGCGGGAAGCTGGCGTGGACACCACGCAGCTGACAGCAGAAACCACTCGGCTGGAAACCGAGGTCGATAAGCTGAAAGACCAGCAGGTTGACCTCAAAAAGACCATGGACGAGGCCGGAGAGGGCGCAAAGGGCTTCGGCGAGAAATCTGTCGAAGCCCTCGATGCCGTTGAATCTGTGCTTGCCACGGCTGGCATCGCAAAAGCCCTCGGCGAAATCAAAGACGCATACATGGACTGCATCAACACCGCAGGTGATTTTGAAGCATCCATGAGCAACGTCGAAGCCCTGTCCGGCGCATCCGGCGATGAACTGGAAGCCCTGTCTGACAAGGCCAAGGAGATGGGTGCAACCACCAAGTTCACCGCCGGTGAATCTGCGGACGCTTTGTCTTACATGGCTCTGGCGGGCTGGAACACCCAGTCTATGCTGGAGGGCATCAGCCCGGTGCTGAATCTGGCTGCTGCCGCCAATATGGACTTGGCACAGGCGTCTGATATTGTCACAGACTATCTGACTGCCTTTGGTCTGAAAGCCTCCGACACCACTCACTTTGTCGATGTGATGGCCTACGCCATGGCTCACTCCAACACGGACGTGATCCAGCTGGGCGAGGCATACAAGGCGTGTGCATCTACCGCCACCTCCCTTGGCTACTCTGTCGAGGAGACAACCGCAGTTCTGGCTACCATGGCCAATGCCGGTGTTAAGGGCGGCGAGGCTGGCACAGCCCTGAACGCCATCTTCACCCGCCTTGCCACCAACACGAAAAAGTGCGGTGACGAACTGGCGACCTATGGCGTGAACATCTACGATGCACAGGGCAATATGCAGTCCCTGTCCAGCATCCTTACTGGGATTGCCGGGGTCTGGGGCGACCTGACCGACCAAGAGCAGGCCAACCTTGCCAAGACCATCGCTGGCACGACACAGTATTCCAAGCTGCAAACCATCATGGCCGGGTGCAGCGAGGCCGCCGCCGAGGGCGGGCAGTCGTTCTCTGACTACACCGAAGCCCTGAACAACTGCGCCGGATCTGCCGACAAGATGGCGGGCACCATGCTCGACAACATGAACGGCAGGCTGGTTCTGATGCAGTCTGCCGCTGACGGCCTGAAAATCGCCATCGGCGAGGATTTGACTCCCACCATGTCCGGCCTGTACGATGTTGGCGCGCAGGTTCTGGGCTGGATGCAGGGCTTTGTCGAGGAAAACCCCGGCGTGATCAAGGGCATTGCCGCCGGGACAGTCACCTTGGGCGGTCTGGCCGGAGCCATCACCGCCGTAAATGCTGCCCTTAAACTCAGCAAGGTACTTGCACCCACTCTGACTACCGTTGCCCCTGTGTTGGGCACCGCCGCGCTGGCTGCCGGCGGTGTGGCGGCAGTCGTGGCTTTGCTTTCCTCTGCTGCTAACGATACAGTTCCCTCTGTGCAGGAACTGACTACCGCGGCTCAGAACATGGGCAGTGCCATGAAAGAGGCCGGCACAGATTACGATACCACCTTGTCCAGCATGGAGGCAACTGCCAGCGTTGCCGACCAGTACATCGGCAAGCTGGAGGCCATCGAGGCGGCTACTGGTGGCAACACCGCCGGGAACACCGATTATCACGATACCCTTGCCCGCCTGTCTGCGCTGGTGCCCAGTCTGGCCGATGACATTGACCTTGAAACGGATTCCATCAAGGGCGGCACCGAAGCCCTGCGCCAGCACACAGACGCTTATGTGGCCGATGCAAAGGCGCAAGCCCGGCAGGACTATCTGAACACTCTGTATGAGAAATACCGAGATGTGCTAAGCGAAAGCGCAGAGAACGAGGTCAAACTGAACGCTGCAAAAGCCAAGGTTGAGAAATCCAATGCCGGCATGGTTACCAGCTATGATAAGCTGCTTGCCACCCTCGGCATGACGGACGAACAGTTTAAGCTGACCTATGGTACTGTTCAGGATCTTCCGTGGCGCACCATGAGCGAGGATGTGCAGCAGCTGCGCAGCGAATACCTCAGCTATTCGGCAGACCTTGTGACTGCCCGGCGAGAGGTAGAGAACTACACCGAGGCGATGGCGCAAGATCAGGAAGCGGTAGACGCTGCCCAGACCGAGTATCAGGAAGCAGCGGCCGCAATCAACGGCATGGCAGATGCACAGGATTCTGCAGCAGACAGTGCCGAGGATGTTGCCGCCGCCCTGTCTGCTGCCCAAAATAATATTCAGGGCATCATCTCAGCCTATAACGAGGCCTATGATGCAGCCTTGAAGAGCGTCAGCGGGCAGTATGACCTGTGGGATACTGCTGAAAAAATCGTTGCCACCTCCGCGTCCAGCATCAACTCCGCACTGGAGAGCCAGATCACCTACTGGGACAGCTACAACCAGAATCTTGAGAGCCTGAATGCCCGCGCCGCTGACATTGACGGTCTGAGTGCCGTGATTGCCAGCTTTGCCGATGGCAGCAAGGATTCTGTGAACGCCATTGCCGGCATGGCATCGGCCTCTGACGCCGACCTTGCAAAGATGGTTCAGAACTATCAGGAACTGCAGGAGGCGCAGAAAACTACCAGCGAGAGCATGGCCGACTTAGAAACCGGCATGAGCAACGCCATGGACGAGATTGCGCAGAACGTGGCCGACAGCGTGGCAGACATGAACCTCAGTGATGAGGCCAAGGAAAGCGCACAAGCCACCATTCAGGGCTTTGTGGATGGCGCAGAGGGGATGCTCCCCCGTGTTCAGACCGTATTCTCCAAAATCGCCTCCGCTGCTTCCACCGCACTGGCAGGAGCAGGCGGCAGCTACAGCGGCAACATTCCCGGCTATGCAGTCGGCACGGAATCCGCTGCGCCGGGCTTTGCCATCGTTGGCGAGAACGGCCCGGAGCTGGTCTACTTCAACGGCGGCGAAACCGTGCTGACTGCGCCGGAGACCCGCGCAGCATTCGATGAAGCGCAGCAGTTCACGCAGATCGTCAGCAAAAACGCCCTTGACTTTGCAGCCATTCAGCAAGCCGCCGGGTTGTCCGAGAATTCCATGCAGACGTTCTACCATGACTGGACAGTGTACAACGAGTATGAAGCACCCACCGCGAACACCGCCGCCTCGGCGGAAGTTGTGCCGGCATCCAGCTTCACACACTTAGAGGGCAGTCCGATCTCCATCAACTTCGCCCCTGTCTACAACTTCTCTGGCGTGTCTGACATGCAGCAGTTTGAAAGCCTCTTGACTTCCCACGATGACGATATGCGGGAGTACATCCTCGGCGTTGTCGAAGAAGCGGAGCACGATAAATTCCGCAGAGGATACGCATGATGTGCCTTGCACCTGCAAGCAGTGCGCCGTGGTACCACCACAGGTGCTGCAAGCAGTGTCTTTGTATGTACAAAGCCCCTTGCCTTGCAAGGACTTGTTGGGCAGCATCCCAAACCCTTTGACCGTGCAGCCCCCGCCGGGCGCAGCACTTCAGCTACACGATTCTGTTGACCTCAACAAAATCGCT